TTTAAATAAATCTCAAAAGAGATCCGCACGTATACAGCTTTGGAAGAAAATACGTGAGATATAATTAGCCTAGCCAAAAAGTATCTGCAACGAGCGCGAAGCATCGAACACAAACACTACACAAGCTCCTTCTTTAAGGGAGGACGCCCAAGTTTTGATTACTCATTCCTGGGATTACAGTCTTTGATGACTAAGAGTTATATTGATATATAGAGGGGGACAGCTCTAATAGGAAGAGCTAGAAGTCTGAGGATTCTTTAGGACAAGAGGAGCCTTTCCTTTACCTGCAAGGTATTGGTGGAGCTTCTCCATAGTAGATTCACTCAGCTGCGGAGCGGACATCTCGCGCAGTTTGGATGGTTCTGAGGCGGTTGGGGAACCGATGGGGGGACAAGCAGAGAGAGGGCCACAGCTAAAATCGTCACCAGTCGACATGAAGAGTCGACCGATAGCGTTTGCAAAAGTAGGGCTCACTCCGCCATTGCCAGTTTGGTAGAACCAGACGGGGTACTCGTTATTAACATGAGTTGGGACGAGTTCGTTATGGAGCCGGGGCCGGTTCCAGGGGAGTTCAGCAATGACCAATGAGGTCGTTGGATTAGGACCTCCCCAAGCATAGGGGCCACGGAAATTATCACGGTGGGTTCGACCACTGAAAGTGGGACTGGTGAGGAAACTACCAGTAACAGTGTCTGAGGGCATATATGGGTAAGCAGCACGCATGCTCCCACGCCAAAACAAAAACGGGAATAAAAGACGTCCCGTAGAATTGGATTGGAGGGAGGGGGTAGCGCCGGCTGGATTGAAGGTGGGGGTGATATGAATATCAGTACCTCCAAGTCCCAAATAAGTTACCCAATCAGAGTAATGTTTTGTAAGATCAGTGACGTACTCAATGTGTTCGTGATTAACGAACCCGAGCTCAGGGTTTAGCGAGCAAGGACGGATTCCGGGAAATGGTTTAGTGAATTCAGTTCTAAGATCTGCTTGGGCAAGAATCTTCGGTTCAGGGGCCGTAAGAATAGTTGCCAAGGGGTCAATCATAAAATCAGTACTATCACTAACATGAGACATAAGGTCGAAATCCGGGGCGGCTGCGACATAAAGATTAACATAAATCTCTGCGTCAACAGCAGCGCCCATTGTCTGGATAGGGCTAGCAAGAGCAATTGCGAGAACCCCCATACTGTTAGCAGCGGTAAGGGGTTGAATCTTATCCACTTCTTTCCAGTGTGTTTCGGACACGAAGGGGATGGTCCTTTGCACGGTGGTATCGCCACGAACTCCAATAACTTCGGAAACAATGTCACCATCATAATCTTCGAGAGGAAGGGTGAAAGTTTTAAATTCAGGGAAATGGGCGACGCGGAAGTCAGCCTGGACATTCGGGGAGGTACGGAAGGAAAGCATATACTTAATTCCACCTCGCCAGAACCGGAAGAAGCGTGAATAGTAAGCCATGTAAGTAGGCTGATACACACCCCCGGGCCAGCGGGCGGTAGCATTATGAACTTTGGGGGAATTGGACGGGTTCAGAACATATTGAACGGTCCAAACATCCTTCGCAGTAGCAGCGGTGAACGTCCAAGAGCCAACGAATGTAGGTCGTCCTAAAACTTCCGGGATTCGAGGCTGGGGGTCGCTTGTGGAAAGGGCCGCACCAGACGCTGAGACGCAGGAGTCGGGTTTGATACACATCTTGGTAGCTGTGTCAATGCCTGTACCATAATTCAACACAGTTGATTGACTATCATAAGTCGGAATGGGAGTGTTGACTGTGGCAGGTTTATTGAGCATAGCTGCGAGTGGACCTAACGAGGACATCATCTCAGTCGCGATCGAAGCCGCATCAGTTACAGAGCCAATAATGCCCTGTATGGTCGATACAGCCTCGGACACGCCTGCAAAGGTTTCAGATTTCGCTTTGGATTCATCGATTAGTTTTGACTGCGCAGCAATTCGGGAGCGCACAAGGGAAGCGTGACTACTCACGGTTTCTGTGTCGGGCGAATAGCCAGCAAGTTCAATACTGTCGGTGAAGTTGGCAAAAACCTGGATCTCAACAGGGTCAGGGGTGGAACCGGCGGCTCCTCTTAGAGGGTTAAGGACCTTAAAGAAGAGAGTGCCGATCACGCCGCGGTTAGCGGCCGATCCGATCTGAGCGATTCGGATATAAGGGTTTGGGGAACACCAGGGAATCGTAGCTTTAGTGCTAATTCCAGTAGATGCGGAGATTTCCATCGCATTACATTGTGAAAGGGAGACGAGATTTCTATGACGAAACGCGTTGGGTGATTCGTGGTCATAATAGGGGATCCATCCGGACATAACTGTACCGTAATGGAACCCAGTACTAACGACACGAGCATACCACTCAACATCGGAGCGCATCATCATGTAGTCTTTCATCTTTTCGGAAATGAATGGTTGGGTCATCAGCGCTTCAGGGAATCTGATTTGCTGGAGGTCGTCGCCTGCCGCATGTGCAGCAGACCAAGTGAATGTAGCAACGCGGTATGAACGCGTCAACTGACGTTTCGCAAAATCGGTCTTGTAAGGATCAATATTACGTATCACTTCAATCTGGCTGGTAGACGGTTTAGCGACGGTAATTCCGCTGGGGTCATCGTAAGCGGTGATGCCGTCAGCGGATTGGATAGTGGCTTGCTCTGTTCGGTCAAGAGCATCAGGGGATTTGGAGGTTGTAGAAGAATTATCGGTGACACCAAATCGTGGAGAGTTAGATGTCCGTTTGCTCTCCGCCCTTTACAGTTTGAAGACTAATGTCTAGTCTGGGAAGGGTGCTGCAGCGTGTGTGAACTGAAAGGTTTTAAAACACAGGCTGGTCACTGCTGTATGCAAGATCGCATCCGTGAGGTTCCGCCCACGGCCGGGGTCCGGGCCAATTAAGGCCCGTAAGGGGGCCCGTTAGGGCCCCGGGGAGGGGGCCTTACGGCCCCCAGGGTGGCGCCGAAGCGCCTAGAGGTTCCCCATCCAGTCAGCATAGACCTTTTCATAGGTCAAGCTGGTCGGGGGGAACCGGAGTCGCAACAATTCGGCATCGAGGCGTGCCTTTTCGTCGCGGAAGCGTTTTTCGCCATATTGGAACCATTCCACGAGTTGGGAGTGGGCTAGTTCGATACATTTTTCGGGTTCTGGGATTTTGTCGTCCATACGCCAATAAATGATATTGTTGATCGTGTCTTCACGAAGGGGGCAATACCAATGATTGTCGCGGTTGACAGCACCACGGCTAAGGAAATCAAATTCCTTCCAGGGATAAAAATCAGTGGTCTGATTAGTAGCATTATCCTTTTCTGGAGGAGTAAGAGTGAGGCCGTGTTTTTCCGCAAAAATACGAGTGATGTAGGGAAC